GATGGAGTGCCTTTCTTCTTTGCTTTCTTGCCGCTGCCGCCTTTGCGAATGTTCCAGGCGTTGATGACGTAGAGCGGAGATTTTATGCAGCCGTAGATATTCGGAATCGTTGCGCCGTAGACAGCAGCCTGCAACTGACTCCCAAGAGCGGTTGGTACAATCTTCGATGCGCCAAATCGGCCAATCATAATTTCACGGGATCATAAATCTCAATCGGACGACATGCCCACATCGGATCGAGGCCCGCATTCACCTGCTGTACGGCTGGATGAATGCAATGAACAATTAGCGGCCAGTCAAGAACGATCGCGCCGTGGCAGAAATGCTGAGAGTGCTCCATCTTCGTGACGATGAAATTTCCAGCTTCTATCTTGCTCGAAGGGCGACATACTGTCTCCAGCACTTTACGCGCATGGCGCGCGACCCTGAGTAGATATTTTTCTTCCGCGCCGTGATTCCAGAAATCGCCGACAAGAGCGCTCAAATCTTCATTGCTTGCTAATTCGCATTCGCGCAGCACCTCTAGCAAAAATGTCCCGCAGTCAACGCCTATCCCTTTTAGCGAGCCGCCACGCCGATACGGTGTGCCAATGAAACTCTTAGCAACATCGACGATTTGCTTGCGCTGCCAAGTTTCTTCTGCCCGCCGAATGCGCGGGTTATGTTCGTGATAGAACGCTTGGCCGGGATAGTTCACGGTTTTTCGTCAACGATTTGAACGCACTGATACTGACACTGATAGATCACTTCGCCGCGATCGTTGCGCTCGTTGGTTTTGAAAACGCGCGTCATGATCATTTTGCAACGCATGATCGCGCCATCTTCCAAGTGATACTCGACCCACGGCTCGCCGGGCATCGGAGAAAATCCGATTACCTGAGCCTCGACTTCTTTACCGTTGAGATTGATCTTCGCCATTGATTTTCCTTTTCTCAGACCGCTGCTTCAGGAGCAGGTACATATAAAAAGCCTTGATAGACGCCCGCCGCCTGCGCTGCTGCCGCATCAAGCGGGAATTTTGAAGAAACGAAAAATGTATCACCCACTGTAGGGGCCCATGGAAATGGTGCGTAGGTGAAAAATTGATTTACGTTCACCCCGCCGCCAAGATGCACTTCGAAGTTGCCTGCGATCGCCGTAAAAGCTCCCGCGAGGGTCGATCCGGCATTGAAGAAGATGTAGCCGCCGAGGAATTTATTGTTTGAGTAGATTTTATTGGCCGTAGGCGACGTACAGGTCGCAAGAATATTGTCAGCCGTCGTCGGAGCAACGACGGTAAATTGCGCGAGCGCCGTCTCGCCGTCGGCAAGAACAGGCGTAGCTCCAGTGAAGCCAGCCAGCACGTTAGTTGTCTCGATGACATTCGGCGGTACAGGCATATTGAGCACATCGAGAAAGCTGTTGATTGTGAATTTGATTGTTCCACGTGAAACATCCGTGTTAGCGATGCGCCCGCCGAATAACTCATAAGCTCCGTAAGTGCTTGCGTCTCCGGGAGTTGGCATGATCGTGCGAAAGATGCGAACTTTTAGATTGCGATAGAAACCGAGATACGCCTTCTGATAGACGTTCGCCGTTGAGATCGTTTGCCCCCACGCGGCCGGCTTAGGCGACCACGTAATTTCGAGCGATGTTACTTCCAGCCCAATTTTCGTCGTGACTGTCCCGCGCTTGATAGTAGCGGCTTTGAATGTCCCGTAAGGTTTCCAGAGCAGATCGCTGCCCCAATTTGTAATAAAAATTGCGTTGGGATCCTCGAGTTCGCCGAACAGATAGAGATCAGCAAGGCGAAGCTCTTCACCAGGCGTGCTTTGCAAATACGCTTGAGCGGCAGATGTTGAATCGACTCCAGCGCCAGAAATAACTTGTCTCAAAGGACGACCTTGTAGCGCCTCAAATCTGGCGTCAATAAAAAGTGGCTTGGGCGAATCCGCTGCACCGATTCTCCGGTATTGAAGATCGGATACTTGCAATCCTCAAATGCCCAGGCGACCGCTTCGCTGCAAATGTAGCGACCATCCGCATGCCAATCCTTGTCGAAAGTGATGCCGAAAATGTCGATCAGATCGTATTTATGTCCGACAAGTTTCAGCATCGAAGTCCAAGCGAGAGCGATCGAGGAAATCGAAATTGAACTGGAAAACCAAATATCGCGATTTAGGGGATAAGCGTCGTAGGCGCGGAATTGCACACCGTTGGGATAGCGCGAACTCAAAACGCGACGTGGGACATCGTTATCCGTAGTCTCTAAAAACTCGACATGCGATGGCCAGTCGGAATCTTTGAACTCAATCAATCGCGAGATCGCACCTTTTCCTTGAACCAGTCGAACGTAATATTTCATATTTACCCTGCGACGCGGTCACGATATCACGTAGGAGCCTACCTTGTCCCCTAGCCGCTGCTATCCTCAAGCGTCAGCGCCAGGAGCGCATTATATGCGGCCTGCAATATCGTGCCGCGCCGCAAGAGCGTCAGAGATTCGCGATGCGCGAGGTGCGCATCTTCAGAGTCCCTGAGCCGTTTTTGCCGCCCTGTCCGCCGATTGTCCATAGCTGGCCCATGAACTTCTCGAAATCTTGCTGATCCGTTTCGAAGCGAACTCGAAAATAAAAATTGAATGTCGCACTGATTGGTCCAGTCGGCATCGCAGCCCACTGTAGATACATCCCGTAGAAGGACGACCCTGTTATTGCAAGTCCCGGCCCAAGCAACGTGAAATTGACACCACCACCGGTTTGCAAAACCGCATTCGCCCATACCTGAATTCCACCATTGAGATCAGTTATGTCCTCAAAAAATTGGCCAGCAACGTTGCGCTGGACTGGCGAGTACCAGATGCCTGTCACTGAATCTTGAATCAGTTGGAGCTCGGCTGCCGGATTGGGCACGCCAGCAATCAGGCCGGGGCCAACTGAGTCATCGTCTGGATCGTCGAGCAGAAAATCGTCGAACTGCCCTTGTCGCGCTAGATAGAAACCCAAGAGCGTTTGATAGTCCGTGTATGTCAAACCCGCTGCGATATCTAGCGGGTTGTTTTTCAAATAATCGTAAATGTATGACCAATGCCAGATCGGATTCTGCGTCTGCGCAATGCGTGTCTCAACTTGTGCAGGAGACGCTTGCAATAGCGTGATGAATTCCGGCGTCTTCATTACTGTGAATGTTAGGCCGCGAACGGCTGCGGGGAAAATCTGGTTACTCATGGAGCGGGATTCTCCCTCTGCGCTGCGCTCGCTTCATGACATCGACGATCGTATTTTCCATCTGCGTCATATCTTGTGCTGACTTGCTTGGATCGCCGTGGAAATGAATATGCATCGGCGCGGAGCCACCCCCGCCACCCGCAGCCATTTGCTGAACGCTTTGACTGATATGTGCGGGCAAGACCATCTCACCGCGATGAACCATGGCCATCGACGTTGCCGGGACGATACCGCCCTGCTCGAATGCCATCACGGCGGCGAATGCCGCGGCTGCGACTTCCGGCGCAACAGCTACGTTGATCGGAAATGGCAACGCTCCCATGACAGAGGTGAACGCATCTCGCGCGGCTTTCGCAGCGGTCGGAATCTTTGTGCCGTCAAGAATGCTATTTTGCAAGACGAGATTAGCTACCATCTGTTCGGCAGTCTTCAACAAAGAAGTAATGACGCTCGCTGCGATGTCGTTCCACATTTTGATCATGGCTTGACCAAAACTCTGCGTATGCGCCATCCACTGAATTAGATTCTGATTGAGCGCCGTACTTATCGACGTGAATGCATTCTTATAGCTGACGGCGATCTGCTGCGCTTGCGTCTCGACCGTATGCTGCATTTTCTGCCAATCGACGTTTAGCTGGCGAATCAAATCTTGCTCCGTTTTAAGAGTTCGCTCGACTGCCGGATCGGATGCAGCAACCCCGCTCGCGATCAGTTTTTGGCGCAATTCCTCTTGCAGTGCGATTAGATGAGCGACAACGTCTGCCTCGCGCTCGAACGCGCGTGTCGCGATCGCGGCTGCTTCTTCGTCGCCACCAATCTTGGACAGAGCAGTCTTGCGAGCCATATCCTCTTGCGCTTTGGCGATTTGATTGATTTGCTCAAGCTGCGCTTTGCCTAAGTCTTCAGCGAGGGAGATTTTCTCTTCTATCGAATGACGAAAGTCCTCGAGGTCCTTCTTGGCCATTTCGAGAGTCGTCTTCTCCATTTCTTCTTCGAGACGTTCGCGTTCTTCCGCTGCTTTCTCCAGCTCGCGCAATTCTTTTTCAGCTTCACGTTGCGTTAGCGCCGTATCTTCGTCGCGCAATCGCTCGAGCGCATTCGCATACTTTTCGGCCGCTTTTTGCGCATCTTCCGTCGCGCGAGCAACTTCTTCCATACCCGTCTTCGGGATCGTGACTTGCTGGAGCGTCTTTAATTTGTCCGTCCATTGCTGCGTCGTATCGACGGCTTTTTGAAGCTCTTTATCTACTTCTGCGATCTTTTCTTTGTCAGGGAATATCCCGAGAACATTGGGATGCTTCAGCGTCGCAAGTTGATCGGCTAGCGCCTGCTCGCGCTTGGATGACTCGTTTAACTTCTCCTGAATAATCAGTTCCTCAACCTTGAGATTGATCAATTTTTGACGATCGAGCGCGGCCCCTTTGAGCCCAACCTCAGATAGCGATAGCTTCTCGATATCCAATTCGGCATTGAATTTGACCTGGGCCTGATTGAGGTCAACCAGGTGGCTATACATCTTTTGCGCTTCTTTGTCCCATCCGGCTAGAGCGCTCGTGAACTCGATCAGCTTATTGACCCCCGCGTCCAATAGCTCGATAAACGCAAGGGCAGCGACTATGGGGAAGGCAGCGCGAAGTATGGGTCCCAAGCTCTCAGATTGAGCGATGAACGATCCTAGCGCACGGCTGCCGCGTAGTCCGAGGTCCTGGGTGAGTCCCGTGAAGGCGATTCGTGCATTATTTACACCCGTGGTGGCTCGGGCGGCTGCTGGCGCTACAGCATTAAGCTGCGTCTCGACCTGCCCAACGGCCCCGGCTACCTCTTCAGCGCTAAACCCTAGATTCTTAAGGGCCGCTGCGGTGTCATTAGCCGATAAACCCGTAGCTTGGAGTCGAGCGGCCATTTGCTGCGCAGCCGTCCCAAGGCTGTTCGAAGCTGCCGCTGCAGCTTTGAAATTCGTTTCCATCTTCGCGGTGGCATCGCTGACGGCCGCAGATGCCGCCGCCATACCCTGTTGAATCGGAGCGACGTTTACGCTTGTAGTTAGCCGGATTGTGTCGTCAGGCATTGGCGCCCTTTGTCCGCACGTTCTGAATGAAAGAGGCGACGCTTGGCGGCAAGTCTTTCAGATTCTTGCGTGATTTCGTTGTGAATTGCGGATCCTCGGCAGTAAATATCTCGCGCTCGCGCTCGGTCATCTGCGCTTTCTCGCCTTTGCGCCTGTAGCCGATATACATGCGAATCAAAACCTCTAGCGGTGGCTCATCTTGCCAGTGCGCAAAGAGTGCGCTCACCAATCGAAACGGCGACGCGTTGATCTCGTCTAATCTCCAGCCGAGTCGCGATATCAGGCAGCAACGGATGCGGTCGAAATCTAATTTTTCGCCGTTGCTGCCTTGGCTTCCCCCGCAGCGCTCGGCGCGGCTAACCCGCTGAAGACCAGAATCTCGGTCTGTAATTTAACGAATTTGCCGAATCCTAATTCCTTGCGTACCTTCTCGACTGTCCATGGTCCCTGTACATCTTTACCGTTATTCAGCCCGTGGCATACGGCGAGCGCAGCATGCGTGCGGATTTTTTTTTGCTCCGTAGAGCTTGGGTCTTGATCGGTGACCTCTTCGGTCTGCTCAAGATTGAGTTCACCGATCGTAAATTTCTCTTTGTCAATTTCGATGTCTTTGGTTCGTAGCATTTTTCTCCTGAGAAGAAAACGAGGCGTCCGAGGTTTTCTCTCCCCGTCCGCCTCGCAGTGGATGTGTCTGTCCTGAATACGAAAAGATTCTAAGGATTCAATTGCACGAAGTCCAGAATCTTTCCCGCCGCATTCGGGTAAAACTCAAATTCGAAGTCAGGGATTTCGTAGTTATCGCGCTTGAGAGGCCGGCTCAATTTCGATGCGCGGCACTGATAGAGATGGACGAAGTTGTTCGCTTGATAGGATTCGAGTAAGAACAATTCGAAAAACGGACCATAACCTTGGATGTGATTGAAAGCCGTCACGACGCGCGCTCCGGCTGGAGCGGTGTAGGTGTAGTCATAAGAGATCAAGATCGCAGCGCTCGCATCGGCTGAGAAGAACGTATATACGCCAGTGGACTCGACGACGCTGTATTGACCCGCCGCCGTGACGGACGCAACTTTCTGCAATGTCTGACTGAGATTTGCGGCGTAGTAAACGCCCATATCGTTGACGAATGTGCCCGTGCTTGGCGGCGCGATAGTGATCGTAAACGGGCCGGTGCCAGGAACCGTATGCGCTTCGTTCGGCACGAATCCCTCGATCGTTCCGCTATTCGTCAGCACGTCGGCGAAGAAAAGATTGTTGAAGATTTCAGGATTAATGCGACCAAAACCGCTCTTGCCGCTGCCCTTCATATCGGACGGTGCAACGTCGTCGGGCCATTTGTTCTGTCCCATAAGCGAGACAAGTTTTTGGCTCATCTCCAGCGAACCTTCTTGAATTGTGCCGAGTTGCACTGGCATCGATGTTGCTGCCTGATTGCCGCCTGTGGGTCGTGCAAAAATACCGCCGATGCCGAATTGAAACATACTATCCTCCCGGCCCGTCTCTCGACGGTCCCTAGATGCCTGTAATCACTTTCAATGGCACCCCAATGACGATCTGTGGATCGAGCACGCCGCCCGCGATGACGGTCCTACCTTCAATCCAGGTGTGGGCGACCAAAGCTCCAAGAGTTTGCGGCATTCCGTTAGGTTTTGTCTTAAAGACCTGATCGATAGCGTCAAGCGCCGCGTTATAAGTCGTTTCCGGCGTTGGCTTAGGGATTGCATCGCCGCGAAAGTAGCACAAAATTGTATAGTGCAGCGTGTATTTGGTCGCGCCAAGCGGCCCATGCTCTTCGGCATCCTCCCCAATCTTCAAAAGAAAACATGCGGGCTGATCGGCGATCGCGACTTGATCCCATAGCGCCCCGGCGCGATCGATCAACTTCCACGGAAATGAATTTGTCTTGAGCAGATTGAAAATAGCATTCGCGATCGTTTCGCGGGGATTATTCATCGACGATCCACAGTGGCGATATTCGCATGCGCTGTACCATCTTGTATGGTCTGCGCGTCAAGTTCAGCGCGGAACTCATGAACCGTGTAAGGGTCTTCACCGGGGCCATGTAGCGGCGCGAAGGGCCTGATCTCGCCAACGCGAAACCATTCTCCGAGTTCGTGATTCTCAACGCGACGACACATCTCGAATATCCAGCGCCTCCACGTCTTCTCGTTGTAGGTGGCAACTGGTACCGGGAAAAAGTGTGACACCGTTAACCTTTGTTCCGGACGATACGAATTATAGCCGGGAACGGTAATCACTAGCCGCTTTGCTCCGTCCTCGTGAACTAATAAAAACGTCCATCCAGGTTTGCATTGAACCCTCTCGATTATCTCGGCCAGTATTGGAAATGTATCGCTCACGCCGCCGCCTTGCTCGCCGCTTCCTGCAAATCCGCGACGATCTGCTCGCTCATATCGGCGAGCGCCGAACGCATGAATGATCGCTCTGGCAGCGGCGGATGCAGGACGTGCTTCCTGAATATATTTTCGCCGTTGATCTGGAAGAGCAACGCTTTCGCATTCACGGGATAGATATCGTATGAGCGCGTGCCGCCATATTCGTGAACGACGCCGTACCACGCTGTGCCGCCAGCGCCAAGAACTTGCCCGACGACATTGTCGCCCGCGAGAGTTGGCTCGACGATGCGAATCGATCGCGCTAATTCGCCACCGCTATGCCCCGGTCGATTTGGGCCACGATTCAAGACCTGACCGCTGAGTTTGTCGGCAACGATGTGACGCTGGAGTTTGAGTAGATCGAGGTACATCGCGCGGACGATTGCGGCGGTAATTACAGAGCCGCGCTCGCGCACACTCGATAGATCGACATCAATTCTGGCAGTGATCACGGAATCAAATTGTCCCAATAATCTTCGTTGTATGGGAGACCTGTAACCGGATCGGTCGTCGTCATAGTTACGCCTGTCAAACCGAATGCCGTCTTCCACGCATCGGGAACGCCATCGTGCGCTGAAGACGTACAAGCTGCGCCGCCCGATGAGATTTGATCGGTCCACTGCGCTGTTGGTGTTGGAATCGTGCTTTGACCTGCGAACGTGACGCCGTTTGGCCAGAATCCGCCTGCGCCGCCGTTCTGATATTGCGCGATGATGCGCTGATCGGCAGGGCTGCGATGATTGATCCATCCGCCGCTGCATCCGAGGTGACGCGAATTGCCGATGATGCCGAGCATGATGCTGTCGAGATTCGGAGCCGGATCAGGAATGATCGGCCATGCATTGCTTGCTGCCATCGGGCTTGTGCGCTGCCATCCGCTGGGTACCGGAACACCAGAGGTCTGGGTAACGCCGCCATGCGAAAGGCACCATTCGTTGTTTGGATCAAGAACGGAGTTTTCGGCGGTTGCATCTTCCCCAGCAATCGCGATGGCAAGATTGCCCCATTGATTCGAGTTAACGGTGTTGGTCCCCGGACCACCAAAAATATTTCCAGACATGTAGCCGCTGGGATTGCCGCACATTTCTGGACTGTTCGCTGTGAAATGAACCGGGTGAGCTTGCGCACCGTTGGATGAATTCAGAGGGCCAGTGATGTATTTATTGTTGATGAGATCGATCGTCTCAGCGCCGAGCCACTGATTGGCGTATGTTCCCCAGTTGTAAATGATGACGTTAATCCACCGCGTTGAAAGATTCGAGTTTTCTGGTATGCGATGATCGATGTTCACCAGCATGTCGTGATGGAAATCAATGTCGTGCTCGTATGCAGAGAGGCAATTCCCATTCGCTAGCGTGCTGGTGCAACCTTCATCGGTGGCCGTGCCGAATCCTACCGGGTGACCCTCATGAGGTTCGTAATCGAGTGTCCATTGCGTTGTGATGTTGTGATTCGGGCCAACGCCATTTTGCGACGATGTCGGCGTGAAGTTACTGCCCGTGATCCATGATTTGTTGCCACTCCACCGCGTCGAAGCGTGATCGACCATGATGTTGTAGCAGCCAGTATTGCTTGGCGGCGGATTAGAGGTCGAAATCGCCTGCATGAAGTTACTGCAATTGATGATCCAGATCGAAGTCGTTCCGTTGTCAGGTCCAGACG